CTTTCACTCGCTTCTTCAATAGAGACAATCAAAGAGCTAAAAACAAAAGACTACAAACATATTTGGAATTTAGGAAACTTATTAGATGAAGGAATTAAAAAATCCGCTAATAAATATAATCTTTAAGACATTTAGGTATACCGTAATCTCTGATGGCAACTCCATGCCAATCGCCCCACCCATGATAGCCACATTTAACGATGTGTTCCCTACCTGTATATGATCTAGCTATTCTGACAGCCGCTAAATCAGCGTCTGTTCCATTTTTTGCAAATCTAACCTGCTCAGCACAAGGGACAACTTCACAAATAATTTCAGCCAACTTTTGTTCTAGTAAAGTTGGTAAAGAATGTAAGATTCCGTTTTTTAACTGTTTAGAGATGGCTTTATTCGTTTTTTTATGATTAAAGCCAAGAATAATAGGGCCGAGACCACACATGTAATCTAGATACCATTTAGAGTCTAACCCTTTTAAATATGCACCTTTTGATTTTTTAGCAAACTTTGGATAAACGCCATCAACAAATTGATCTGGACATTTACTCATTGTTTGGGTTCCCCTCGGCATTAATTCTAACGCCTTAGCCCAAAAGTCATTTTCTTTTTCTAGCATTTTAAGCCTTCTGTTATTAATTTACTTAGATCCTCAATATTATCCTGAACCCAAAGAGAGGAATTAAACTCTCTCCCTGTATACTTGCTCCAGTCCTGATAATTTTTCTTAGTATACTGAGGGCGTATCTGTAAAATATTTTGATCTGGAACTTGAAAAGTAAAATCTAATTCTGTTTTGGCTAACATGTCTTCATGTAGTTTTTCTCCAGCTCTCAAACCGATAATTTTGGTATCAGCCTTTTTTTCACATAAAAGCTCCAAAGCTTTAACGCAATTAGGTATTGTATAGGAGTTAATTTGTGGAACAAAGACCTCCCCCCCCATACTGTTATTCAAAGCTCCTAAAACAGTATCAACAGCGCTATCTAAAGTAAAAAGGAACCTAGTCATTGACTCAGACGTTACTTTAATCTGCTTACCACTATTTATCCAGTCCAAAAACAATGGAATAAATGAACCTCTAGAAGCTATAACATTACCATAACGGACAGAAGAGAATATAGTAGATTCGGAATTGAAATCGTAATTTGTAAAAATTCTTTCAGCGATAAATTTGCTTGAACCATATACATTAACAGGGAGGCAAGCTTTGTCTGTAGATACGAGGATGCATTTTTTAACATCATTCTCAATTGCAGCTCTAGCGACATTATCGCTGCCATTCACGTTAGTCTTAATGCATTCGTCTGGATGAAATTCCATATCATCAATTCTTTTTAACGCGCCAGCGTGAATAATGTAATTTGGTTTATGTATCTTTAATGTTGTATTGAGTTTGTCAAAATCTCTTACATCACCAATAACCTTGGTTACATTTTTTTCATCGTTGAAAATTACAGCTTGTTTACCTTCATCCCTACTGTAAATAATTATTTTATTTTTTACAAGAAGCCTCTCAACCAGCTTCTTGCCAAGAGAGCCTGTGCCACCTGTGATTAATATTTTTTCATTATCCAAAATGTTTTTCATAAATTCGTTTTAAGGTATTCTGGTGCTGGATTCAATTTCGAAACAATTTTCAACTTGCAGTCATTTTGCAATAGCCAATCAGAAAAGTCAATGATAAAATCAGAAGTTATTTTTTCTTCAAATTCTAAAAGGTTCGAAGAGTGGCTACTACTTGAAACTTTATTTTTTTGTATCCACTTATCATTAGAACCTTTATCCTTGTCATAAAAATGTTGTTTATCTGGATGTCCGTTATTAATTAATTTGTTATCCCAACCTATAGTTGTTAATTCTGAAACACCTAAATGGTGAACCGCAAAAAAAACAATTTCGTATTCTATCCCGGGGCCATAACATCTATTGTAAGGCTCTTTCTCTAAAGTCCAATCATTTATGTTTTTTTCTCGACACAGAGATTTATCATAATCCATACCTTGTGGTATTTTAAATAAAAGATCTGCATTACCTAAACCGCCAACAACAGTGGAAGCTTCAAAAACTATTGGTTTATATATTGAGTAATCATATTTTTTGTAGTTAGCGCAATTGTAGAAATGAAAATCTACAAACTCAGAAAATAAATCAAAACTTTGTTTGATTGATAATACAAGCGTTGATCCTAGCAGTTCGTTAAGTTTATTTTTATCTTGGTCACCTAGTGAAGGCCCACAAGAAATTAAAGTGGATTTAAATCCTTTAAAGCTATTTTTTAAAATTTTAAGTTTTTCTTCTTGGGTCGTATTCTTCTTAAGAAAAAGAGATTTTAAGAAAGATGTTCTATCTTTAGCGTTATTAATCCTACTTAAATCTGAGTAATCTTTTGGCGTAAAAATTTCAAAATCTATATGCTTGGGATTCATCAATCTTTGATAAGCTATCTTAGAAAAAATATTAATATTTTTATCGGAATCAGCGATATATGTCTTTACTGTATTTTTAGGGCATATATAGATATCACCAAAGTCGTTAATTTCTTGGCAAAAATTTATATGTTCTGAATTTCCAGATGTTGACCATTTAACTTTATCAAAAATTGAACTTTTTATTAGGCAAAAACCACCAAAAGCAGAAAGACATTTTATAGGTTCGCCTAAAGACCAATTCATTTTATCTATACCATTTCTAAATGGACAATCAGCCCAAGCTAAACCGTTTGATTTGAATCTATCCCAAAAAGGTAATATATCATAATATGAATCTTCAGAATCTCCATAAACTAAATCTGGTATATCCTGTCTAACATTAGGTGTAACCATAGCTACATTAGAAAGCCTGTTTATATCCTGTAAATGAAGCTCTAAATTATGTTTGTCAAATACAATGTCAGAATCTATTAAAAGGGAGTATTTAGATTTGCTATGTTGGCCAAGTTTTTTGCATTTATTTCTGGATTCAGACAGTAAAAACATCCTATCTGAATCTGCAACACTGCCAAATTTTTTAGCCGATAGTGTTTCGTGAGAAAACTTTCCAGACCTACCTTTTAGCCATTTATTTAAGATAATAACGGTATCATCTTTAGAGTCATTCTCATAAAAATAATATTCAAAATTATAATCAAGAGACTCTAAATCCTCTAATTGAGAAAGAGTCCTTTGAATATGAGGCTCGCTATCTCTCCAAAGAGCGTAAACTGCTATAGTATCTCTCATCCTAATGTCTAATTATCCTTTCGTATCCAAAATTTTCAAAATCTTCGTGGTAAAAATAATTGATAAGATGGATATTCTTATCTGAAATATCTTTAATCGTGCAAGAACCAACAGGTGAAGAATTAACTTTTTTAGACAGCTCTAAGCCTGTCAGCTTTTTAAAATCTTCTGAGATGTTTTCGAATCTCAGTATGTTTTTGATGACTTTTTCTCCTTTGTAGAAGACATACTCACTCTGCTGTCTTTGATGATTGTCAAGACTGAACTCATTAACAAAGAAAGATTTTAAAGCTTCATCTATGTATTCATTAAGAGTTAATTTTTGGATCTGGGCAAAATTTCGGCTATGGTAATTATAGCTGCTGACAATTTTTTCGTAAGGATTCCTCACTACACAGAAGCATTTATCTGGCGCTCTATCGTATTTTCTTACTTCATACGGTAAATGCCAATGAGCTAAGCTTACAAGCTTGCCATTTAAAAAAAATTTATAAAGTTTGTTATCGAAGAATTCTTTGCCCCACTTTACCTCATGATCTAGGCCAACCTCTTCGATGGAAGAGCCAGCATTTTTCGGTATATGGACAAAGTATAGATCTTTTGCAGGGCAATTGGCCATGCAGGATTATACTCTAAACATCTTCTTCTTCAATGATTTCTCGCACACTCTCCAAGAAAGGGAAGGCGTTTAATAAATCTTGATGATCAGCAAAACCTTCATCATCCCAAACCCACTCACTATAAACTTCTTCTTCATCCCAAGCTAGAACTTCATTAGAGACCATCTGGCTGACAGGTTTTTTCGACCAAAACCTGCAACTCCAATAACGAGGAGTCGTTTTGTCTTTAGCGGTATCGCATTTATGTCTAGCTCTAAAGCTGCGACGACGAGCTGGGTCATCACGTTTGATTTCCATGTTGGGATCACCAAACTTGACCATAACCACATTACCAGTCTTTGGGTTTTTTACATAAACCCCATACTTCTTTTTACCGTCTTTTAGTCGGAAGGGCTTATTTAAAGTTTTTTTTTCAGCCTCTGAAAACTCAAGATCTTCTGTTGAATCATCTTGCTCCCACTCATTAGCCCCAACCATAACTAGATCAAGGTGCGCTATATCAAACTCGATATCAGCAAAATCAACAAAAGCTTCACCTTCTTTTTCAAGATAATACTCTTCAGAGCCTTTTGCTACATCTTGATCGGCAGCACGGTAAGACTTTTTGACTTTACCTCCCCTGACCATTTTAAGGAACATGTTAACGCGAGCCATAGCCCACTGACCTCTAGTCTTTCCGGGGCGGTGACTGGAGGAGAAAGCGCCAGCACCACGACGATAAATTTTCTTTAGTTGGCCAAGGGTAACTTTTTTAGAATGCTTCTCGTTATGTTCCTTAACTTTATTTTTAAGAGAAGTAATAACTTTTGCAGAAAATGTAATTGAGCCTCCTTTGCCGCCAGCAGAACCCTTCTTATTCTTACTAGAACCTTTTTTGCGCTCTGATGGTTTTGCAGGGGTTTGCGCTCCACTTTTTGGCCCACTACGTCTTGCAGCTTCAGATCGCTCCAAAAGTTCTTTAATTTTCTTAGAAAAGTCCAACTCCATTGTATTTTCCTTTACACTTATTTTAGATATAAATGAAATCAACCTTCACAAGATTTACATTCCATCATGGATCTTGCTAATTCTTGACTAGGATTGGCACTTCTCTGGTAATAAAACCCCTTCAATCCGTTCTCCCAGCCATAAATCATTAAGTCGCTGACCTCTTTTGCAGGGATTTTTGGAGCCACCATGATATTCAGAGATTGACCTTGGTCAATATACTTTTGCCTTTGAGATGCTTGAATAACAATTTCTTTTTGGCTGATTTCCCCAAAAGTCTTGAATACATCCTTTTCTTTATCCGAAAGGAAGAGTAAGTGCTGAACAGAACCACCAGTTTCAAGGATGCTCATCCAAGTGTCTTGATTATCCTGACCTTTTTCAGATAGAAGTTTTTTGAGATAAGGGTTTTTGAAGGTGAATTTTCCTTTAGCTAGATTTTTGGTGAAATAATTGCCATTTAGAGGTTCGATAGATGGAGAAACCTGACCCAAGATAAACGAGCTACTTGTGGTTGGAGCAATAGCCAATGTAGTCGTATTTCGACGACCATACCCCTCGCAATACATAGGTTCCCCTAAATCTCGCGCCAATTTTGATGTAGCTTCGTCTGCACGGTTACGGATAGTCTTCCAAATAGAACTATTCTGCATTTTAGCCTCCATACTTTCAAAGCCTATCATCTTACTTTGTAGGTAAGAGTGCCAACCAAGAACTCCCATGCCTAAAGCTCTGTGACGCTTGGCAAAGTTATGAGAAGATTCCATGAATGGAATACGCTTTGTTTTTAGGATATACTCCTCCATCACTGCATCAAGAAATGCAACTAACGTCTCAACAGCGTCAGTCTTTACAATGTCATCCCATCTAACTAGATTCAGAGAGGATAAACAACAAACAAAAGATTCATCTTCTTTCGATGGTAAGCTTATCTCATTGCAAAGATTAGAAGCGTATATCTTCATATCTTTATCTTGATAACATTCTGGTGCGTTATTATTGGCGGTATCTTGGAAGAATAAGTATGGATAACCAGTTTCAAACCTCTTTTTGATAATTAAAGCCCAAATCTGACGCTTATCAGAGTCGCCCCCAATCATTGATTCCATCCATTCGTCTGTAATGGTTACAGCGAAAGACATGTCTTGAATTGGATTACCTTCACTCTTGATACGAAGGAACTCTTTTACATCAGGATGTTCGATAGGTAGGTAAGCAGCAAAAGAACCACGACGAACATTCCCCTGAGAAACAACAGCAGCAACCTTGTCAAACAGTTCCATAAAATGTACTGCCCCAGAAGATTCACCACCAGAATTAATTGATGCACCACGCTCACGAAGATCACCAAAGTAAGCAGAAGTCCCTGACCCATGTTTAGTCTGCATACCGACCTCAGACTGTTTAGCTAAAATGCCATCCATTCTGTCAGGAACATAAACTCCATTGCAAGATATGGGTAAACCTCGATCACGACCAAAGTTAGACCAAACAGGGGAAGCTAAGGAATAAAATCCCTGCTTCATATAACCCTCAAACTTATCAGCAAACCCGTCTATACCGAGATATACTTCAGCAGTCTCTGCAATATCACGAATTCTTTTCTCTGGAGTTTCGCCTTTCTTTAGGTAACCTCTCTCAAGAAATAGCCTTGAGTCATCATTTAGCCAATAGTAATTAGTCATTTAGAACAAGTCCTCTGCGTTGAACGTCTGTGAATTTTTTGAATACTCGACTGGTCGAGAATGAAAGAAGTCGGTAGCATTGTTACCAAGCAACTCCTCTTCAAACCAGATTGTATCTTTCAGTAGATTTTTGTCAACATCGAAAGCTTGTTTAAAGCCAATTTTTTGTAAAGAATCATTGATCCTATTTTTAATGAATTCTTTTAGGATGGGGGCGCTAAGACCCTTCTCTTGAATGCCGTTAACCATCCAATCAATCATTTTACTCTCAGCTTTAAAAGCTTGTTGAGCTTCGTCAAGAATACGCTCTTCCAACTCCCCGTCAAAAAGCTCAGGATGCTCTTCACGAATAGTGTTGATAATTTTCATTCCAACCAAAGCGTGAACGTTCTCCTCATTGCGGGTATACTTAACCTGTTGATCAGTATCCTTAAGAACATTCTTAAAGCGAGCAAAGTGGTTAATGATGTAGAATTGAGAAAACAACGACACATTCTCTACAAAAAGAGTGAATAGGATTAAAGCGTAAACATACTGCTTCTTACTATTCTTGTAGAATTTATGAGTGTACTTCCGAAGGTAGTTTACTCGACCTTCAATGAAGTCAAGTTTAAGATTCTCTTCAAAAACTTCTTCTAACCCAAGAACTTCCAAAAGGCGCTCATAAGCGTTATTGTGAATAACTTCGACATTAGCCATGACAAACCCGAGATCGCTAAAAGAAGGGTGGGGAAGGTTATCCCCTAGCTTGCTCCAGAATTTCTTAACAGCAACTTCGATCTGCCCAATGGCTGAAAGAGTCCTAACTATGATCTCCTTCTCTTGTTCGCTTAATACTACATTGAAGTCTTGTAAATCAGAAGTAAAACTGAATTCTTTATCGGTCCAAAACCCATTATGCATTGCCTCAATAAACTCTCCTGCCCAAGGATAATGGTCAGGCTTCCTCGATATTTGCTCTTCGAAAATCATAGTAGCGTTAGTTACACTATTAACTGATATTCGTCTCTTGTCGAGTTAAAATTTTTTGATTTTTTTTTGTTGACACGATTTTAAATACCTATATAATATCGTTATACGATCTGTTTCCGCGAGGATTCGTAATCTTTGAAGAAAGGCTTCTGATTTGTATGACGAATAGGTAAAGGGTAACGTATATTATTTTATATTATATTATATTATTATATATTATAAGGAATTTTTAAAAGATGGAAACAGATCAACAATTAATAGACAAGATTAAAGAGGATCAGGATAGCAACAGTCTGATCGAAATAATCGAAAGGCATTCGGGTATTTATCACGATATGGTGGATAGGTTCATGTCAGGGAGCAGAAATACCGCCGAAAGAGACTCTCTTCTGGAAGATAAAGAGTTTACAATATACAACTCGGTAATGAAGTATGACTCGTCAAGGGGTGCTAAATTTGCAACATACTTAGCTAATGAAGCAAAATGGAAGTGTTTGAACACATTGACCAGAAATAAGAAATTTCAAAAATGCTCTTTAGAGGATATTCTGAAGCAACCTCATTCTAAAGGTGACCTAGAGGTGCATGAAAATGATGAGGTCTTTTCTTTGTTTAAATTATTTCTACAGAAAGAAAAAGACAAAAGAATGGAAAAAATTATTGACATGCGATATAATGGCGTGTCTAATAAGCTTACACCTTGGAGGAAGATAGCGAAATCACTCGATATGAGCATTCAAGGCGTAATCAACATTCACAATCGGTGTTTGTTGAAATTCAAAAAGCAATCAGAAAATTATGTATAATAGCATTACATCAGTAGGGTATCTTGTAAAAGATCCAGAGACTCGTCAACTTAATGGCGGGAAGTCGGTAACGCGCCTCCGTGTTGGAATCTCTCCAAGCAACGCTAAAACCAAATGCTTCATTGATCTTGAGGTTTGGGATAAGCTCTCTGAAATCGCATCTAAATACCTTACAAAAGGTCGTGAGTTTGTGTTTTCTGGTGAGCTTGCTATGGACACTTGGGAAAACAAGGATACTGGTAAACCTCAATCAAAATATTTTATCAGAGGAAATAATATTCAATTCTTAAATTCTGGCAAGAAAGAAGATAGTCAGTCTTCTAACTCTGGATCTGATAATCCCACTCCTACCGCTAACGCAGGGTTTGGATCTGATGATGAGCCTCCATTTTAATGAAAATCTTAGTTGAAGCCCCTATCAACTCGTTAAGTCTCGGTAATGTTGCTTTTAACATTATCCGAGAACTTTTCGATAGGGGTTATGACGTTGGAATTTGGCCAGCAGGTCAAGTAGATATTAAGGCTTACGATATTGACGAAGATTTAAAGAAAAAAATTGAAAACAGTATTAACAATAGGCATAATTATTTAGGAGAAGATATTCCAAGCTTAAAAATTTGGCATTTAAACGGTTCCGAAAACAGGAAAAACTCTAATCAATATCTATTAACCTTCTATGAGTGCAACCAACCAACGGATATCGAGAAGAAGTTTTCTAAATGTCAAAGTGAGACATTCTTTAGCTCTTCCTGTTCTGCTGACTTGTTTGGCGGCGTATTCTGCCCATTGGGTTTCGACAAAGATTTCAAAGAAACGAAAAAAGACTACCTAAATGGTATAACCCATTTCGGTTTGATGGGTAAGTTTGAACATAGAAAGCATACTGCTAGAATTATTCAAGCTTGGTTAAAGAAGTACGGGAATGATCCAAAGTATCAATTATCTTGTTTAATCACTAACCCCTTCTACAAGAAGGAGGATATGGATAAAACTATCAATTCTGTTTTAGGTGGACAGAGATATTCTAATATCAACTTTTTGCCTCATTTAGAAAAAAATTCTGAAGTTAATGAGTTTTTAAATGCAATCGATATTGATCTTACAGGACTGTCTGGAGCAGAAGGCTGGAATCTCCCTTCTTTTAATGCAACTTGCCTCGGCAAATGGAGCATTGTTCTTAACGCCACATCTCATAAAGATTGGGCTACTGAAGATAATTGTATCTTGGTTGAGCCTTCGGGAGAAGTGGATTGTTATGATAACGTCTTTTTCAAGAAAGGGTCTCCATTCAATCAAGGGACTTTTTATGATTGGAAAGAAGAAGATGTTATAAATGCGATGGAACAAGCTGAGAAGAAAGTGGGACAAGTTAACACAGAGGGACAAAAGTTGGCAGACAAGTTGACTTACAAAAACACTGTGGATGTCATTTTGTCCCGTATTTCCAACGATTTCGATCTGGCATAGATCTTGTTAAAGGGTTTGTATGATTAATACATTATTGTACGACTTATTTAATGACCACGGTTTTAAAAACCAAAACTATATTGAAGACAAAGGGGACTCTTTCCAGTTAAAAGTTGAGCTTGCTGGCTTTTCAAAAAAAGATGTCGATATCGAAGCTACCGAAGATAAGCTTACGATTAAGACAAAACCTGAAGATCGAAAGAAAAATCTTTCTGTTCAACTTTTTAAGAAGGTGGACACGGAATCTATTACCTGTAAAATGGATAATGGATTACTGACTATAGACCTACCTAAAAAAGGGAGATCAAAACCTAGTAAAATTAAAATCAATTAAAAAACGGGGGTGGAAACGCCCCCGTTTTTATTTATAATAAAATATGCCTTTATACACATACAAGCATCCTGACACAAACGAACATAAAGACGTTTTTCAATCTATGAATGAAGAACATATTTATGTAGATAGTTTTGGGACTGAGTGGAAACGGGTCTATTTTGCCCCTAACGCCTCTATCGACTCCAACATTGATCCGTTTAGCCAAAGGCAGTTTACGGACAGTACAGGAGGAAAGAAGGGTACTGTAGGTGACATGCTTGATTACTCAGCGGAGATGAGTCAAAGACGAGCAGAAAAATCTGGAGGAAAAGATCCAGTTAAACAAAAATACTTCGATGATTATGCTGCCAAGAGAAATGGTCAACGACACATGGCAGAGAAGAAACAGACTTACGAGAGTAAGAATGTTAAGATTGAGTATGATTAAAATCTACCTTTGGTAGCGGTGTAAGTTTGTGAAATTTCTGATGCTGTTAAAGATCTATCGTAACAGTATAATTCAGATATTCTACCATCTAAAAATTGATTATAGTTTGCTCCTGCATCTTCATCTACACCAAACATTGATGATGAGCCAGAAGAGCTGTTTACAAGAGATCCGCTGAAAGACTGTTGATAGAATAGACTTCCATTATTATACATTTTTAGGGTAGAGCCGTCATAAGTAAAGCCTACAAATTTCCACACTTCTGAGCTTGAGGAGCTTGTTGAACGAAATACTTTGTTCTCAGTTGAGGGATCAGTAAATAACCTCAATCTAACTTCAATTTTTCCATCAGAATCAAAACCTAGACGTATGTATTCAAAGTGTGCGGCATCGTCTTTTCTAAGGTAAACATAAGGTCCGCCTACAAAAGAGTCTAGATATACCCAAGCAAAAACACTTGTCTGATTATTAACGTGCGAACTTAACAACGGAGAACTCCCCCCGATATCAACCCTATCATTGGTCCCATCAAATTCAATACTACCTCCATTGCCAGAATTAAAAGATGCCCCACTCAAAAGTGTCCCATCATAACCATTAGAGGTTAAATCTTTCCATGTAGTTCCACTTCCAGAGTAAGATAACTTATCTGAAGCGTCGAAATGCGAAATTAACCCATCAATAACTATATTTTTACTTTTTTTAATTTTTAAGCCCATAATTTTAATTAGTAATCTCAAAGCTAAAAGCTAAAGAATAGTTCATGTTCCCATTAACGTCCATTTGATAAGAAGAATTTTCAAGTTTTAAATCTTCAAATGAAAAAGTGTTTTGATACTGCTCTTCTGTATCTATAACCTGTATGTCAAAGTCGTATCCCGATTCGCTTGTAATCAAGGAAGAGATTTCCCCTGTAGCAAAACCTGAAACTAAAAATTCTACACCTACAGAAGAAGTAAGTGGATACTGGACCTTTCTTCCGTAAGGGTAATCGCTGCCAAGGCCAAATAGATCAACTCTATTGATTGGAATATCGAATGAAAAAGATTGTAAATGAGCATCCCCACTAATAGGCGCTCCTCCAATTTGTAGATTCTGGAGTGTCACGTTAACATCAGTAGGAGAACATAGAGGTGGATTAAATCTATTTATAGTGCTATAATAATCAAAACCGCTAATACTAGCCTCTGTCAATTTTATCTCTCCAGCATTATTATTGTTTCCTGAACTAAGATTGATCGCTGGTATCTCATATTCAGAAGAAGAGGGGGGAGTTCCTTGGTGGGCTGTTTGAATATTAATATTAGAGCATTTGTATGTAGTAGATACAATTGGTACAGATCCTATTGAAAACCCCAAAGAGTATTTTGTTAAAAATGCATTTCCTATAGAAATCACTTCAGAAACATTATCCAGTGATGATTTAAAAGCTAGGTCATTATTTTGAATCATATCTACTCCTTGATTAGGATGATTCGCTATAAAAAAGTTTTGATCTTCATTCGTATAACCTTTGAAAAACCCAGTAGGTGTATAAGATGGGTTTGAATCAACTAGACCCAACATATTTTCATTTAACATTGCTGGAGTAAAGTAATAACTTATAGACAAGTCAACGTCTGGTGATCTGGTGATATCATTGATAGCTAACCCTTTAGAACCAAGTTGCTTTGACTTTTGCCTTGGTTGTGAAAAACCGACAGCTACACTTTGAACAGTACTCATACAAGCGCTGGACTGACTGTTCACTCCAATTCCAGTTGTAAATGCTGGCTTTTGACCAATAAACACAAGTGAATTATTACTCTTTAAAATATCTCTAGCCATATCAAGTTCCTGTTGGGATTACACCTAAAACATCTTCTACTAACGTCACGGATAAATCGTGCGTGTTAAAAAACTTCCATGTATGATTCCACTCTGGGCAATACATAGCTTTTGGTCTATTATAGACCGATTCTATATCGTGTCTAAACCTTCTGTATCCAGCCTTATTCTCTAAGAAGTGCAACATACACTTAAGTTGTTTGTCGCTGATATCTTTGAAGTCATACCTAAGTTGGAATGAAGCGTTGTTATCTTTTGTTTTAACTCTCTGCTTAAAAGAATTCTTAAATTCTAATACTTCATTTTTTAATTTAACATCATTCTGCAAACCAATATCAGGCTTAAAGAAGAAATTCTGAGACCATGCTGAGCTAGCCCCCGTTGGGGAATTCGCAGCAGTAGACGAGTGAGTTTCCGTACAGTAATAATAATTGTTTAACTTATTAGAGCTTATGCCAGTGAAAACAACATCAAACTTTTCATAAGTGGTAGAGTAAGCGTAATCTTGAAAATCTAAATTAACAAAATTCATCCCAGACCAATTAAATAAATTTGGAGCCTGATCTACAGAATAAGAAACAGCGACTTCATAATGCTGATTGTTGACATGATTAATCGCGTAGTTGTCAGACACCCCAGACATGGATTTATAAATCCCACTATTATCTATATTAAACTCAAACAATTGGTCTCCATTTTTACTCTCGATAAATGCAGCTAGTTTCTGAGTGTTTGCTTCATTTAAGTCGTACCGTACATCATACTGAACCTCTAAACTATTCATTGAGTGGGGTATGGAGTTGATTTGAAAATCATCAACCTCGTATGTAAAATTCTTAGAATTAAAAGAGGCTTTAGAACCGTAGACAGGAGTTAGACTAAGACCTGAATAATCAGACTGAATTGTAACTCCAGAAATATTTGAGTCTCTGTTGTAAAATAAATCAGAAGCCATGACCAATATAATTTAAATTTAAAATAGCAGAACCATTATCAGAAGCTGATATAGATTCACTTACCACTGTGGCATTAGGAATCGTCAACGCTTGAATACCTGAGCCGTCTCTACCATCAATATCGAAAGAAATAGTATCACCTTCTCTAGTTGATAAAAAAGAAAAAGAATTATCAGGAATAGCTTGATCAACTTCAATTTGAACCTGAGCTGTAAATTCCAAAGGTGGGACAAGCTCAACAGAAACGGCAGTTTCGCTTCCTATTGAGAAATGAGGCTTTCTATTAGCTTTTATGGAGTAATCGAAACCAATAACTCTATCTGTGGCAGAGCCTTTACAACTTATACTAATTGATCCTTGAGATGGAATGTGAATACTTACGTTATTAGAACTAAAATCTCCTATAGTTTCATTCGATGAATCCATTTCATCAAAAATAGAAATAGAAGCGTTAACTTTTGGCACAGATCCTACCGCACAATTGACAGAATACGAATCTAAGAACCCACTACTAAAACCATATGCAGCTCCTCCGTATACAATTTGACCAGCCATAGCATTGGAACCAGTAAAACTTAAAATAGGGTCATTGTATATAAGATGCCTAGAGATAGAAAGTGTTTGCTGAGTAGCTGCGCCGACAGTAGTTAAACCTTTTTTGGAGCCTAAAGGTTTGAGTATATTTGGGCTATTAGAGTATGATAAGTCTACAGAGCTAATACCAGAAATATGGTGCGAAGCTATGTTTACAGCTACTTCGTCATTTAATCTTGATCCAAACATTACTTTCTAAGTTGTCCTCCTAATCTTTGTTCATCTGCAATCACCTGCTTAACGGCGACTTTAATTCTCTCAGATAATTTTCTTTCTCTTTCTGGAGCATCTTCGCCTCCTGTTTGACTTTCAGTTCCATCAGAACCATTGATTGTTATGTTGATATCTCCCGTAGATTGAGATGTTTCGGTTGCAGTAATTAACTGATCAAGTTTGGCGACAAGATCACTATTATCACCAGTTCCAACTCCAGAGTTTAACGCCTGTAAATTACCCGCTCCGATATTCTTTGTGGCAGCAGCGTTCATAACAAACTCTCCTCCTGAAAGCATGGCGGGAACTGTATCAACCCCTCCCGCATCACGAATTAATCCTCCTGTAGCCTTTTTCTCAGTATTGGGATCTTTTTCGGACTTAGAACCTGTAAACAATTTCTTTAAATCTCCACCTGCTGCCGCAGCTCCAATCGCCCCACCATAAGAAGGAGCGCCAGTGATCTTAGTTCCAGCAAAGTTACCAGCTGAAGAGCCTATTAACTTCGCCATCCCCTCACCCCCCTCGATGCCCTTAAGCGCTTTCATACCTAGTTTTGAGACTCCGAAACTAACAATTGTGCTAATGGCGGCTGATGCTAGCATTTTACCTAAACTAACTTCTTGCTCCTTTGCTTGTTTGTGAGCTTCCATTTCGCTCGCCACTAAACCAAGAGCTTGTCTCTTAGCATCTTGCACCTTTTGGAATTCAGGATTATTTCTTCTGCCAAACATGGTGAATCTACCGCTCTCAGCATCTAAGAAAGCTCCTTCAGACCTTATATCATCTCTACCTAAAGCTGTTGGGGTTTGAGTAGCAAAAGACATAAGGTTTCGCATTCCAACAATTTTTCCAGCGCCATTCATACCCGGTGTTGTAAACATACCCTCTTCATCCATAGATTGACCTCCGAGAGATGAATTTTTCCTTTTCCTTTTCTTGATTAATCTAGGCTCGTTTTTTTCTTTGAAAAAGTTAATCATAGCCTCCCCCCCTTTGGAGAAACCACGAACAGAGCCAGAGTTTAAAGCTTCCATGAATCCCGATCCATAACGCTGAACAGCTTTTTTATTCATAACGTACTCTCCACCCATTAGCATGGCTGGAACGTCATCACGGTTACCAGAGCCGCCGCGAACTTTGCCTCCGTCAGCGAAGCCCAAGAATGAACCAATTGAACCAAATATCTTCTTTAAAATTCCTCCACCCCCAGAACCTTCACCTCCAGAACCTTTACCTCCAGAACCTCCGCTCATAGCTTCATTCATAAACTTATCGACAAAGTTTGTAGTCATGGATTTTAAAAACTGATTAGCTGCATTCAGTAATGCGTCTTCAAGAGAATCTACGCTTTCAATACCTTCTGCAAATGCTCTTACAAAGTTCTCCCTAAATGTTATGCCAGTTTGCTCCACCTTGGTTAAAAATTGATCATTTATATCCAGTGGGGTCATAGCGCGATCATCACGCCTTTCTTTGAGAGTTCTTCTTTTTTGAGCTTCTGACCGTTTTTTATCTAGCACTAAAAGTTTTTCTCTAATTTTAAGGAGCCTTTCTTCTGCATCGGGCGCAGCGGCATCAATATTCATTATCTCGTTTTTAAGCGCCAGCTGCTCGACTAAGACTTCCCTATCTCTAGTTAATTTGTTTTTTTCGCCCGTTGAGCCAGCCATAAATATTTGTCTGTCTAAATTTTCTAAACCAGCTTTTGAGGCGGCATCAGAAATTCCTTCAGCGGTAGGATTGTTCATCATCCTAGCATTAAGTATCCTTGCGTCCAAATTGGACATCATAGAAGATGAATCTTGAGAACCTAGAGAATCGAATCTTAATTGTTCGGCAGAAGCCCTTAGATTTCGGATGAAATCCGCTAATAACTTGTTGAAATCAGCAAAAGCTCCAGCGCCTTGCCTAGCGATTTTAGCCATCGTTACCATATGTTCCCCTCGCTTCTTCTCCTCTTGCAAAGTTGCTTTTGTCTGTTTCATATCGACAGCAGCGTTTTTTAACGTCTCTCCTCCTTTAAAGCCAAAGCCGCCGTCTATTGGAGTAAAAGATCCCTGCGACCCCAGCCTTTCCGCAACAAAATTACCAAAAATACCCCTTCGATTTCTCATGACCTCCGCTGGAGTCAGATCTCGACTCTTATCACCTTCCGCTCTTATTCGGCTTTGAACTTTACCTACAGCCCCCTCTACCCCGCCATGCTCCGCTGGGTTATTTAAAATACCCATCAGCTGTTCTAACATTGGGTTAAAGTTTTCCCCCAGTGCTTTGCTTAATTCTACGACTTTTGTTTTAGCCTCTGAAACAGCTTTTGCCTTTGCTTTATCAATATCAATTTCCTTTTGTTTCTCAGCGAATTCTACCGCTTTAGCTGCTTTTTGTTCGTCGGTAAGATTTGGATTATTATCAACTCTGGCTTTCTCAAGGTCAAGCGCAAACTGTCTATCTACGAAACCAGCGTTTGTATCAATATCTTTTGATTTTATACCTCTTTGGAGGAGACCTATTCTAGCTTCAATAGCTTGATTGATTTTCAACTCTTCCCTTCTTTGCTTGGCGGCAAGATCGAGGTTAAGTTTCTTTTGTTTAGCCTCTTGTTTTATTCCAAGGACTGATTGCTGAATATTCTTTAAGCTTTCTTTTTGTTGCTCGGTTAGCTCCCCATTTAAACCAAGAACTTTCTTCACAAGCTTTTCAAGATCACCTTCATTACTTAACTCTTCAATACTTAAGTTTTGTAAAGCTTTCTTTAGTGCTAGAGCTTGCCCCTCATTTACTACTAATTTGTCAATGCCCTGTATTCTTTTCTCTACTATACCTAATATTTTTAAATTTTGATCAACGTCCAGTTTGTTAAGCTTAATGCGTTTTTCAAGATCTAAGGTTTGACTTTCCGTCAGGTTTTTTGTTATTTTAGATATAGAGAGTTTTTTCTCATCTTCAGTTAATGCTTCAGACTTAATTTTAAGAATATTTATTTCTGTTTGTAAGACAGCTTTAGCTGTTTGTGTTCTGATACTCTCAGTTTGCTCTTGTATTTTTGCCCCTTCTTGAGCGCCCAATTTTAATATTGCTTGATCTAACTCACTAGCTATATCCTTTGAGGGGTTGTTTTTAGCAAATTCTGTGAAACTGTCCATGAGAGCTTTTCTCACCGCCGCCGCATTATCTTGATCTTCTTTTGATGCATCAATTTTATTCCCTCGCGCTAGTGTTAATTTTTGCTCATCGGTTATAGTAGATAGCATTTCATCTTGTATAGCTGAAGTATCTCGATCAATTAATTTTTGAAGATGCGCTCTCATCGCTTCTTGACCAGCAGCGCCTATTTCGTTTTGAGTATAACTTGGGCCGCTGAAATCACCGCTGTCTAAATCATCACCTGCCCTGTTTTGCGTTTGGTGTAGCTGCTTGGCAATTTCTAAAGCATCCGTCACCTGCTTTTCAGTAGCTCCTGCATCATATGCCGCTTTAGCCATTTTGAAGGCTTGATCACCCAATTGATCGTCTTTATCCCCCGCGAATCCAACGTTTAGCGCAGAATGTTTAAATCTATTAGCAAAAGTTTCGCTTGTATCTGTGAAATCTTCTCTATCTCTAGTAGAAGCAAATTTTAATTCCTCAAGCTCTCTTGCTGCTTTTTTAGTGGCTACTGATAAAAACTCGTTGTTTTTGGTCACCTGTTCTGCGGAACCAGAAAAGATATCCATGATTTTCTTAATTCCAAAAAACGCTGCTGTTAGCAAACCAATAGGCCCAAGAATCTTAAGGAAAGCTCCACCAAGCATACCCGCCGCGCCCTTTAAACCGCTAAGTGCGCCCCCACGCACCATTGACGTACTCCCTAATCTGCGACCTACAGACATTGCAGAGCGTCCAGCAGTCATTCTAGCCTGACCCATTCCAAACATCATAGATCCTTTAGCCCCCAGTGACCCTCCTCCAATAAGCGATGCAGCTATATTCTTAACGCCACCAAAAGCTTGAGCCGACATTGCGGCCATAACAACAGCATTAAGAGCAGTTAAAGATCCAGAAACTAACTTGTTTTTTTCTGATACTTCTCCAAGCAGTCCACTTAAAACACCAAAACCCATTTGCACAGCAAAAAGCTTCGTTAGTAATCCATCTGCTATCGCTTCACCTCCAGCTCCAGAGCCTTTTTTAGCGTAATTAGGTATCGCTCCAGTAGGCTCATCACGGGTATTAGTCACCGCAAGACCCATTGGGTTTTGCGAGTTGCGGAGTTTGCCGCTTTGATTGATTCTAATTTGGCTCACTGGTAAACCAGCAGCTTTTTCTCTACCAATAGCGTTTTCTAAAGCCCCTTCAGCGAAGTTAGGGATGTAACCAGAGGCAGATCTGGCAAATAGATTTCGCGCTCCACCTCTAGTAACAGTTCCTCCTAGCATCCCCTGTACTGCACCATACTTTTTACCGCCGATACCATCGGGGTATAATTTTTTAAATTCTGTCTGTGATAGAGTCTTCCCAAAAAATCTATTATCTTTATAAGTCGCCACTTGACCAAACTCCCGTTTGCCAGTTTTTGGGTTTATTGCCCCGACAAGAATATCGTAAAACTTAACTGCTGCACTTGCAGCTAATCCAGAATTAGCTTTAACTTCCGCACCGAGTTCACCTTTGCCTTTAGCCCCAAATTTACCAAATAATCTTGGAGAGTAAGGCAGATCAATCCTAGCATTACTGTGTCTAGCTGCGTAATCAGCAAATTCTCTACTTTTTAAGATGCTAGCTATGGCTACCTCGAAAATAGTACCCGACATTCCCTCAAAAGACCCGGGGTTGAATAGACCTTGTATTTTTTTCTTTGAGAGATTGGGGAGTTTACTTTTACCGCTTAAATCTTTTGCAAATTTTAAAGCAGCGTCAGTAGAGGTGTTTGATAGGCGTTTTTTAATAAATTCTATATCTTTTGGCTCGGAATCGCCTTTACCTCCTTTCATTCGGTAAGTTGGGACAGTAACGGGTGTAGTTCTCATTCCCTTGGGGGCGCTATCCTTGCTAGCGTAAGCTCTTGTTTCGTTGGCTTTAGTTTTACCTACATGAAAAATTTTCTTAAAATCTCCACCTCTATCTCCAGCGAATAAAATAAGTCTCTCGTCTTCGTTTGCGAAATTAGGTATATACCCACTAGCAGCTCTCACCTTCCTAGCGTTAGCAGGAAGACCCATTGAAGAAGCCATGTTCTGATTAAAGATAGCGTCCCCACCATTAGCATAATTAGGAACAATATATTCACTACTATTAGCAACCATTGTCCCCCGTTTACCACCACCAAATGCAAAGTTAGGGATTACAACAGGTTTTGCAGAAGCGGGTGCGCC